GTGAAGTTGGTTATGTCTTTAGACAAAATCAAATAATTCGTATGGACTATGTTGGTGGTGCAACTGTATTTAGATTATCAGTTATATCGCCAAACAGAGGAGCTGTTTTAGGTAGAACTGTATGTCAAGATAATCGTAGAGTTTTCTTTTATGCAGATGATGGTTTTTTTGAAATAAATGGAGATCAAGTTATTTCTATAGGTGCAGAAAAAGTAAATAGATTTTTTGATATAGATTTAAATAAAGCATTTTCAGATAGAATTTGTGCAGCAGTAGATCCATTTAATCAATTGGCTATGTGGTTATACCCATCAGCTTCAAATACTGCAAACACAACTGGTATATGTGATAAATTAATTATTTATAATTATGCAACACAAAAATGGTCAACAGCAGATGCTAATGCTAGTACAATATTTTCACAATTTGTTGGTGCATATACTGTAGAACTTATGGATATTATATCAGAAAACCTTGATGCTATTAATATAGCTTTAGATACAGATTTTTGGAATGGTGGTCAGTTATATTTAGGTGCTATAGATAATAATTTTAAAGCTGCTATATTTTCAGGCACAGAAAATGAAGGAACAATAGAAACTAGAGAATTAGAGTTGTTTCCAGGTCATAGAAGTAGTATAACTAATGTTAGACCAATTGTTGATGCTACATCAACTGTTACTATAAAAAGCAGAGAAAGATTAGCAGATACAGCTACAGAATCTTCGTCATCTACTATGGTTACAAGTGGTGACAATCCAGTAAGACAATCTGGTAGATATTTTAAAATTAAAGTTACAACACCTTCTGGTTCAGTTTGGACTAACGCACAAGGAGTTGATATAAATGCAACAAGAATTGGATTGAGATGACAGAAAAAACTGATATAGATAATGTTAGATATAGTTTTGAAACTCAAGAGTTTTTTCAAAGACAAATTGAAGAAGCTATTAACACATTAATAAATGATCGTAACAAAGAGAGCAATAAGGCTTTCGCATGGTTTATAGGGGAATAGATGCCAACAAATATTAAAGATTATTCAACAACACAAGCTAATAACACATCACTAAATGGTATTTCAACAGCAGAAGGAATGTTACCTTCTAATCTAAACAATGCAATTAGAGCATTGATGAAAAATACCAGAGATTGGTTCAACGATGCACAATGGATTGAATATGGCGATGGTGATGGAGCTTTTACTGCTGCTTACGCATCAGCAACTTCTTTTACAATATCTGGTGTAGATGTAACTTCAATTTATCATGCAGGAAGAAGAATTAAATTAACTGCAACTACTCCAGGTACAATTTTTGGAACGATTGCTAGTTCATCATTTTCAACAAATACAACAATCAATGTAACTTGGGATAGTGGTTCTCTTGCTAATGAAGCAATCACTCATGTTTATATTGGTGCTTTATCAAAAACTAACTCATCTATACCGACAGAAATTATTGGTACATCAAATATAAGTGATAGTGCTGTTACAACTGTAAAGATTGCAGCAGATGCTGTAGATGGAACTAAAATTGCAGATGATAGTATAAATTCAGAACATTATGTAGATGGTTCAATAGATACAGCTCACATCGCAGATGCACAAATCACTACTGCTAAAATTACAGATGCAAATGTTACAACAGCTAAAATCGCTGCTGATGCAATAGATGGTACAAAAATAGCTGATGATAGTATTAACTCAGAACATTATGTTGATGGTAGTATTGATACTGCACATATTGCAGACTCTCAAATAACATCTGCTAAAATAGCAGATAGTGCAATTACATCTGCAAAAATAAATGATGGTGCGATTGTCAATGCAGATATAAATGCAAGTGCTGCTATTGATGCAACTAAAATACATGATGGTACAATTTCAAATACAGAGTTTGGTTTTCTAAATGGTGTTAGTTCAAATATTCAAACACAACTAGATGCAAAAGGTGCATCAAATGCAAATTTGAATACTATTGGTGGTTTATCAAATGCTGATGGTAATTTTATAGTTGGTAGTGGTTCAACATGGGTTGCAGAAGCAGGATCTACTGCTAGAGCATCACTAGGACTAGGATCTATATCAACACAAGCTGCAAATAGTGTGGCTATAACTGGTGGTACAATTACAGGTCTTGGCGCACCTTCATCAAGTTCAGATGCAGCTACAAAAAATTATGTTGATAATTTAGTTACAGGATTAAAAACAAGAATTATTACAAGAGTAGCAACAACAGCAAATATTACATTATCATCAGACTTACAAAATGGCGATACGTTAGATGGTATTACACTTTCTACAGGTGATAAAATTTTAGTAAAAGACCAAACAGATGCAACTGAAAATGGTATTTATGATGTAGTGGCTTCTGGTACTGCTACAAGAAATACTGATTACGATACTGTTGCAGAACTAGCAGGACAATTAGTTATCGTCCAAGAAGGTTCAACAAATGCAGATAAAATATTTTTATGTACGACTGATAACTCTGGTTCTATTGGTTCAGTTAATATTGTATTTACAATTGTTCAACCATCAAATGTTGGCGATGTAACTTTAAATGGTGTTCAAACATTAACAAACAAAACTTTAACTTCACCAGTTATATCAGAGGTAGTATCTGTATCTAATGGTAACATATCTGTACTACCAAATGGTACAGGTAAAGTTTTATTAGATGGAAATGGTACATCAGGTGGTGTAGCTGTAACTGATGGCTTAGTAGAAATTAAGACAGGAACTGGTAATGTTGCAAAAGTAAAATTTTATTGTGAGTCTTCGAATGCTCATGCTCAAACATTACAAGCAGCTCCACACTCAGCAGCTAGTTCAGCAGTTTTAACATTACCAACTAATACAGGAACTTTGATTGGTACTGGAGATTCTGGAACTTTACCACTAGGAGCTATTGATATTGATGGTGGAACTGATATAGGTGCAGACTTAACTACATCTGATTTAATTGTCGTTGATGATGGTGCAGGTGGCACTAACAGAAAAGCAGCTTTATCAAGAGTTGTAACATTAATGACAAATCAAGGATTTACTACAGACGATCCAACAGCTTTAGCGATTGCTCTTGGGTAATAAATAGGAGGATATAAATGGCAAATACTTTTAAAGTAAAAACAAATGCAGCAATGCCAGCAAGTGCTGGTACAGCTTTAACTTTGTACACAGTTCCTTCTTCAACAACAACTGTTGTTATTGGACTTACACTTTGTAATGTTCATACATCAGCAGTAACAGCAACAGTTAAAATTGAGTCTGATACTTCTGATACTGAAACAAATGAAAACGTAACAGTTGTCAAAGATGCAAGTATTCCAGCAGGAAGTTCTTTAGAACTTTTATCTGGTGGTAAATACGTTATGCAAACAACTGATGTGTTGAAGATTGATTGTTCTGTTTCAGCTAAGATTGATGCAACTTTGTCTATAATGGAGATAACATAAGATGTCTTATATTGGTAAAGAACCAGCTAATAGTTTTATTAGTTTTGAAAAACAAGTATTTACTATTGTTAATTCACAAACAGCATATACTTTAAATAATTCTGTTACTAATGAAAATGATATTAGACTTGTAATTAATAATGTAATTCAAGAACCAGGAACTGGTAAAGCATATACTGCTAGTGGTACTACACTTACTCTTTCAGCTGCACTTACAAATGGTACAGATGAAATGTATTGTGTTTATCTTGGTAGAGCTTTACAAACTGTAAATGCACCTGATGGTTCTGTTGGAAGTTCACAAGTAGAAGCATCTATAATTACTGGTCAAACAGAATTAGCAACCGCACCAGCTTCAACTGACGAACTTTTAATTTCTGATTCTGGAACTTTAAAAAGAATAGATGCATCTTTGATTAGTGGAAAAAATACACCATATTTTGAAATGAGATTAGGTACTGATCAAACAGGAATATCCGATAATACATCTACCAAAATTCAATTTGATACTTCAGACTTAGATAGTGATGGTGGCGTTGATGTTACAACAAATCATAGATATACTGTTCAAAGTGGAGGTGCAGGAAAATATCTTTTACTTGCGACTGGTAGAGGAGATACTGCATCATCTAATGATAATAGAGATACCCATGTAATGATATATAAAAATGGATCTGCAATTGCAAGAAATGAATTTGGAACAAGTAACACTAGTGATGCGCAAAGAATAGGTAAAACAGTTTTCACCATAGAAGATTTGTCTGAAGGAGATTATATAGAAACATATATTCTTATAAATTCTTCAGCTAATGCAAATACAAATATAGCAAAATCATTTATCTCTAGAATGAGTGGATTTAGAATTATAGAATAGGATAAATTATGGCAATAGATAAAATAGAATCAGAATCAATAAATTTAGCAGATAACTTTGCATTTACAGGAACTGTAACTGGTGCAGTAAATGCAAGTCAATTAGCAAAAGCATGGGTTAATTTTAATGGAACTGGAACTGTAGCTATTAAAGATAGTTTTAATGTCAGCAGTATTACTGACAATGGAACAGGAGATTATGATATTAATTTTACAAGTGCTTTTTCAAACACCAATTATGTTTGTACTGCACAAACAATAGTGGGTAATACTGTTGCAACTTGTGAACCAAATTCTGCATCAATAGCAGATTTTTTATCAAGAGATATAAATGGTAACAGTGCTGACAGAGATACAAATCAAGCAGTATTTTTTGGGAGTTAAATATGGATAAAAGAATAATATACAAAAAAACAGATGGAACAATAGCGATAATTGTTCCTGCTAATTGTGGCTTAACTATTGAAGAAATTGCTAAAAAAGATGTTCCAACTGGATTTAAATATAAAATTGTAAATGTATCTGAAATATCAAACGATAGAACATATAGAGATGCTTGGACTATATCAGATTCAGATTTAACAGATGGAGTTGGAGAATGATTACTATTGATGAAACAAAAAAGATTGAAATTGATAATAAAAAAAAAGAAACAAATGATGAAGCTAACAAAACATCAGGTAAACAAAAGTTATTAGATTTAGGATTAACTGAAGAAGAAATAAAGGCGTTAATAGGAGTATAGTATGGCACAACTAAGTACAAAAATAAAACTTTACTGCGAAGCAAATGGTGTTGCTAATGTAGAGTTTGTTAATGATGTTATATTGCAAGATGATAGTGATGGCAAAGGTGCTTATATTAAGGAGTGGAATTTAGATATTGCACAACCAACTGCTGAGCAATTATCATCATACGAAACTGCTGCAAATACTGCTGAAGCTAATGCTCAAGTAGATGCAACAAGACGACAAGCCTATGGTTCTTGGAACGATCAATTAGATGAAATATTCCATGACATAGATGCTTGGAAAACAAGAATACAAAAAATTAAAATAGATAACCCAAAGAGTTAATAAATGGCATACATAGGTAAGTCACCAATAATAGGAAACTTTGTAAAGCTAGACGCAATAACTGCTGTTAATGGTCAAGCTGCATACACTATGCAAAATGGTGGCTCAAACTTTACAGATTATGAAAGTGTTAATCAATTTTTAGTTTCACTCAATGGTACTATTCAAGCACCTACTGATAGTTTTACAGTTAGTGGTTCTACACTTACATTTGCATCTAACCTATCTACAGGAGATGTTATAGATTTTATAGTGGTATTTGGTAATTCTTTATCTGCTGGAACACCTACAGATGCTACAGTTTCAAAATCAAAATTAGCAACAGATGTTCCTCTTGCAATTTGGCAATCAACAATTCAAACTTCTAATTTTACAGCCTCTAGTAATAAAGGTTATTTTATAGATACATCAAGCGGTGCTTTTGAAGTTGATTTACCTACATCTCCAAGTTTCGGAGATGTAATAGAATTTGTTGATTTTTCAAGATCATTTGCAACTAACGCACTAACATTAGATCAAGGATCAAATAAATTTCAAGGCAATACATCTCCAAAACCACAATACAATACGAATGGTCAAAGTGTTAGAGTAGTATATTCAGGAACATCACAAGGTTGGATTCCAACTTCCGATGATGATGTTAGTTTTGAAACTGCACCTTATACTATAGATTTTCTTGTTATAGGTGGTGGAGGTAGCGGTGCAAAAGAAATATCAGGTGGTGCTGGTGCAGGAGGTGGAGGTGCTGGTGGTTATAGAACCTCAACTCAATCTATATCATCAACTGGAACAACAATAACAGTTACAGTAGGAGATGGTGGTGCAAGTCAAACATCAACAAGAACTAATGGTAACTCTGGTAGTAATTCATCGATTTCTGGTTCAGGCTTAACAACAATCACATCTGCTGGGGGAGGATATGGAGCATCTTATCCTAACAATGGTGGAGATGGTGGCTCTGGTGGCGGTGGTGGTGGTGCTGCTACGACTTCAGGAGGTTCTGGTAACACACCAAGTACAACACCAAGTCAAGGAAATGATGGTGGTGGACAAACAAGTACAGCTGCTGGAGGTGGTGGCGGAGGTGGTGCTGGTGCAGTAGGTTCAAGCACATCTAGTTCTGATTCTGCAAATGGTGGAGATGGTTTAGCTTCATCAATAACAGGTTCTTCTGTCACAAGAGCAGGTGGTGGTGGTGCTGGTGCAAAATCACCTAATTCAATAGGTACTGGTGGATCAGGTGGTGGTGGAAATGGTGGTGCAAATGGTTCAACTGTTGGTGTAGAT